TTTTAAATTTGATGAGTTTAATTTATAAATGATTTATATCAATATAGTAAAATGGAAAATATTGATATAATTGACCCTAATTTTTCATTAAGTAATAATATTGATTTAGGTAATGATAATATGCTTTCAGATTATAACGAACATTTATGGTTATGGGTAGGGGTTTTTGTCTTTGTAGTATTTTCTGGATTGATCCTTTACAGATTTTATCAGAGTAAAAAAGAAGATAATGAAAATCAATTAGATTGTCTTGGTGGTTTTTGTAATATGAATGATAAAGCTTAAAAATTATAATTAAAAATTCCAATTCTTTTTTGTTCTTCCATTTTTTTTATTTTTTTTTATAGTTTTTTTATTTTTAATTGGTTTACTTTGTTTTTGATCTGGTTTATATGACAAAAACCATTCATCAAATAATTTTTTATTTTTAGAGTCTTTTAATTCTTTATATTTTGCTGCTTTTTCAGCCTTTATTTCTTCGACCGATTCTTGATGACCATAACATACAATACTAAAACGTTTTAACAATCCTTTTTGAGCTAATCTATTTTTTTGTTGAACATCAAATAAAAATTTTGACATACATAATATTCTCTCTATAAATTGATTAAAATATGGTCTATCGGCATATAAAAATGCTAAATATAAGCTTAACATAGTATCGATTGATGCTACTTTTATTTTTTTACCTTTTAAGATTAATACATTATAGCTATGACAACCAACTGGTTTATATATAAATAATATTGAATCTTTTCCTATTTTGATTTCATAATGTTCAGGTACAATTTCACCAACAGCATTATGTTTAATAATTTTTACGTTTTTAACACCAATATCGTCTAATCTTTCTTTCACAACTTCAGCTGTTACTTCTGGTTTATTCGATAAAACATCAAAATCAGCTACATTTTCTAATTTTTTTCTTAAATTTTTTGGCATATATTGAGAATATAATGTATTCGCAAATCCGCCAAAAAATACAACTCCTTGATTTATTAAAGTATTTTTTAATGTTTCAAATACTTTATCTTGTATCTCTCTATCTTCCATTTGGCGTTGAAAATCAATATCATTACAATTTAAGTTTGTAATCGGATAATTTTTATTTAATAACGCTAATCTTTTTAACACTTTTTCCCATCTACTAATGTCTCCTGCTGGCCTTGACAATTCTAAATACATTGACATACGTAAAAAATTGGGTGGAGCATATAATATACTGCCTACACTAATAGCATCTTTTTTTATTACATTATATATTTCTTTTGGAATAAATGTTATATCTGCTACTGCCATATAATTTACAAATACCTTATAAGTTCCGTGATGTACTCCCGATTTTGCCTCAACGTCTAAAAAACCTTTTTTATAGTAAATATCTGCTAACTCTTTAGCGTCATCTAACGCATTCATAGAAAAAAAATCATAATCAGGTACTTCAATATCTTTATCGTAAAATTGATCTTCTTCAGGTAATATATTGTTTATAGCAGTTCCTCCATAACAAACTAGTTTTTTCTTTCTTATAAATTCTTCTACTATATCTATTATTTTTTGTACATCTTCAGAATTTACGATACGCTTACCCATTTTTTCTTCTGCTTGGTCAACTGCCATACGTAATATAGCTAATTCACAATCCGCAAACGATAGTTCTTTACATACATTTTTTTCTTTTGACATCTTTATATTATGATATTAAAATAAATTATAATATTAAAATAAAATTGACTAATATATATGTAAAATTATTTATTATAATAATTTATTTATAATAAATAATAAATAATAAATATTAGATATTAAATAATGAACGAATTACCTGATCATTTAAAAAGAAGTTGTTCAATTATCGCTAATCCTCCAATACAAAACAGAATAAAAAATGAATTGCTTAAATTAATTAACTCTCAATATTGTGATCCTCAATGTATTTATTTTGAAGATACTATTCCAGATAAATATTTACATAATTATTGTATTATTAATGTATTTTGTAAAGTTAATAACAAAAATTACAAATTTATTATTTTAAATAGTTTTCCATTTATACCCCCTAAACTTGAGATACAATGTAAACCATATAGCTATTATTTAAATTTTTATTCAATACAATTTAAACATTTATATTTTAAACATAAAGGAATTCCGTGTTTTTGTTGTATAACAAAAACTTGTGTTAATAATTGGTCTCCATCTATTACATTTGTAGATATAATAGAAGAAACAATTCATTTTCATAATGAATGTAGAGAGATAGCACATATGGTAATTGTAAATGTCATTAAAAGAAAATATTTAATTGATGATATTGATATATTCAGTTGGTTATATGTTTAGAAATCAAAATTATAATAATCTGTTGAAACATTTCGCGTAGCATAAGAATATTCTGGTAATTGAGGTGTAGGTGCTGCTACAGTTACAGGTTGATATCTTAATTCTGCTGGTTTTAAAGCAAAAGCATAACCAGCTCTATCAAAAAATCCTGTGTTTTCCATTAAATTATTATCGACTAATTGATATCTAATCGCAACCATTTGACAACCATTTGCTCTCGATATTATTCCACTCGGATTTTCAGGACTACTTCCGCTATTTGGCAATACAATTGTTAACCCTCTTCTATTAAAATCTATCAACTCATTCATATCTGGATTATTTTTTACACCATAAAAATCATATTCTCTCATAAACATCGAATTACTTGTTAAATTAACAAATTCTAACAATTGTTTATTTTCTAAAAATGCTGTGTTTGAACGATCAATTATTAAAACAACTTTATTTTGTAATGACAATAACGGTACATTCCCTAAATTCTTACCCTTAATTTCATAACTATAATTCATACCGAGCATAATATCAGTGTTCGATTTAAATATTTTTGCTAATTTTGAGTACATTTTCTGATTATTTGATTTACATCTCAAGTGAATTATTATTGGATCTGTCGGATTTGGTGCTGTTCCACCAGAAAAAGCGTAATTTCTTATCGTATCCATTACTGAGCCAAAATTTACAGAATTAAATGTCTCTTTAACATGATAATTATCAATTGTCGATGTTGACACTACAGGTTGATCGTTTACTGAATAAATTTCAAAATCAAGACATCTAACACCTTGTTTAATAACAGCTTTTAAATTACAAATATCTACAAAATCATTTTTATAACTACCTCCACTACAAGCATTATAAGCAGTCTTAATGTAATAATCAAATAAATTACCTGAACAATCAGGATCAGTTGTATTAATTGATCTTATATTACCATTCACACTAGGATAAAGTGTATTCATGTAATCACATTCGCTATTTTGTAGTCTACTTAAATAAATCATATAACCAATAAAAATTATTAAAATAATAAAAATGAATGCTAAAATCATATACACTTGAAAATCTTCATCTAAAGATTTTATTTTTGATAGATAATCTGTTGTATTTGATGACATACTGATATATTATTACTATTTTTAATTTTTTAGAAATAATGATATAATTTATGTAAATTATAGATTATTTACTAATATTTATTCTATTATATAAGCAAATTCATTCCAAATAAATTGTATTTTTTATGAAAATTAAAAAATAAAATTTAATGAATATTAATATGATGAAATTAAGAATTAAAAAATTAATATATATTATACTAAATATGGCAGGCGGATTAATGCAACTAGTAGCTCAATCAAACACTAATATAATTTTAAATGGTAATCCTTCAAAAACTTTTTTTAAATGTACATATAAAAAATATACAAATTATGGTAAGCAAAACTTTCGTATAGATTATGAAGGAACTCCTGAATTAAACTTAACAGCAGAATCAACATTCACCTTTAAAATAAAACGCTATGCTGATCTACTTATGGATTGTTACATATGTATAACATTGCCTAATATATGGTCACCTGTTATGCCTCCTCAAGAATATCAAAATCAAGACGGAACTACATTTTATTCAGATTGGGCACCATATAATTTTAAATGGATTGAAAATCTTGGAGCGCAAATAATAAGCAAAATTACGATTAATTGTGGAAATCAACAATTACAACAATATTCAGGACAATATATTTTAGCTTCAGCTCAGAGAGATTTTAGTGGTCAAAAATTAGCCTTATTTAATGAAATGATTGGCAATATTCCTGAACTAAATGACCCAGGTAATTATGGTGCTCGTGTTAATGCTTATCCTAATGCGTTTTATACATCAAGTCCAGCTGGCGCTCAACCATCAATAACTGGGAGAACACTTTGGATTCCTTTAGGTGCGTGGTTTAATTTATCTTCTTATCAAGCTTTTCCCTTAGTTGCTCTTCAATATAATGAATTATGGATTAATGTTACATTTAGACCGATTAATGAATGGTTTACGATTCGTGATGTTATGGATTATACAAATAATTTTCCAGTAATAGCACCAAATTTTAACCAATATTATATGCAGTTTTATAGATTTTTACAAACGCCACCAGACGAAACGTTAGGTCCTAATTCTTACGTAGATACTAGAACTAATTGGTTTGCTGATATAAATTTAAATTGTACATATGCTTTTCTCTCTGATGATGAATCTACTATATTTGCTAAAAATGAACAAAAATATATATTCCGACAAATATACGAAAAATCATTTTATAATGTTACAGGACAAAATAGAGTTGATTTAGATTCTATAGGTATGGTTACTAGTTGGATGTTTTATTTTCAGAGAAGTGACGTCAATTTAAGAAATCAATGGTCTAATTATACGAATTGGCCATATGATTATATGCCACAAGACATTATTCCTGCTCCTGAAACAGGTGATTATCCTAATCCAGATCCTACGGGTCCGCCTTTGTTAGGTCCAGGAATTAATCCTGATGGTTCGTTATCTGGTCTTTACTTGTCAGGAGTATATAATCCACAAAATATACAGTCTATATTAGTCTCTATGGGTATATTACTTGATGGACAATATAGAGAGAATATATTACCTTCTGGTGTATTTAATTTCGTAGAAAAATATGTAAGAACAGCTGGTTACGCACCACCAGGTTTATATTGTTATAATTTTTGTCTAGATACAGATCCATATAAAATACAACCTTCAGGTGCTATGAATATGAGTAGGTTTACGAATATACAATTGGAATTTACTACAATATCGCCTCCTGCTGATCCATATGCTCAAGTATTAACGATATGTGATCCGGCTACTGGAGATATAGTAGGTATTAACAAACCAACATGGCGTATTTATGAGTATAATTATAACTTATACTTAATGGAAGAGAGAGTTAATATGGTTGTATTTGTTGGAGGTAATGCTGGATTATTATATGCTACATAAAGTTTTTACCAAACGCCGATTATATTTTATTATAATAATTTTATATTTTATTATAATAATTTTATGATTAATTAAATATAATCAATATTATAGATTATAAATGGGAATGAGTATTTTAAAAAAATTCGGCGTTTGAAATGTCCGAATATGTATAATATAAATTCTTTTTAAATATAAAATTTATATTATATTTTAAAGGTATTTAAAGACCTTTGCACTACAAGAATGTAGGAAAAACCACCCTTTTTCAGAAAAAATGACCTAAAAAAATTCACTACACAGGTAGGGGAAGTTATTCAA